TGGTTCCGTACAACCCGTATCTTGCCATCAAGAATGTCGACAACAGTGTCAGCACGTGGGTGCCGGCAATTAACGATGTTTTGGCAGAGGACTGGGTGCTTGTGCCGTAAGTACACATGAAAGGAGGTGATCTTTCTTGTTGTCAGCGCCGTGAGGCGATGTGGTCCCGTAGATGGAGTTCTTGCTTTATCTAACAGAATCTGTTAGATTTGTAGTCAGTGAGTGGCTGGGAAGGGAAACCTCCTGCTCAGTCCACCACTATTCGCCAGTCCAGCGACAAGGACACAGCCCAGCTGAAGGCTATAAACCAGCGGACTCGTCCTCCTAAAAGGTCGTTTGTTTTCGCAAGTTGCCCGCGACACCGGCACCGCGATGAGGCCACGTAAGCGCTTCGAAAACTTTCGACTTTGATATTTAGGAGAACTCTCTATGAGTGCAACAAACTTTGCACTGCTCACGAATGAGCAAAAAACCTCGTGGTCTCTCGACTTCTGGCGTCAGGCCCGCAACCTGTCTTTCGTCAACAAGTTCCTTGGCAAGTCCTCGAACTCGCTGATTCAGCACATCACTGAGCTGACCAAGACGAAGAAGGGCGCACGAGCCGTTATCACCCTGTTGGCTGACCTCGAAGGCGACGGTATCGCCGGGGATCGCACGCTGGAAGGCAACGAAGAAGGCCTCAAGGCGTACGACCAGGTGATCCGTATCGATCAACTCCGTCATGCCAACCGCCACGAAGGTCGCATGGCCGACCAGAAATCGGTTGTGAACTTCCGTGAAAATTCCCGCGACAAGCTGGCCTACTGGCTGGCCGACCGCATCGACCAGATGGCTTTCCTGACCCTGGCCGGCAAAGCCTATACCTACCACCCGAACGGCACGACCCGCGTGGGTTCCGATCTGAAGAACCTGGAGTTCGCAGCGGACATCGTCGCTCCGTCGTCCAAGCGCGTTGTGCGCTGGGATGGCACCAGCGCCACGAAGCAGATCATCGTCGGTGGTGGTTCGAACGCCGTGGTCGCAACGGACACCCCCTCCTGGGAAATGTTCGTGCAGCTGAAGGCCTACGCCAAGGAAAACTACATTCGCGGCGTGATGGAAAACGGCGGCGAAGAAACCTACCACGCCTTCATGTCACCGATGGCGATGGCCAAGCTGAAGCTCGATCCGACCTACATCGCCAATCTGCGTTATGCGCAGCAGCGCGGTGGCGACAACGCCCTGTTCACCGGCTCCAGCGTGAAGGTTGACGGCATCTACCTGCACGAGTTCCGTCATGTGCCGAACACCCGCCTCGCCGCTTCCGGCAGCAAGTACGGTGCCAGCGGTACGGTGGACGGTTGCCAGCTCCTGTTCTGTGGCGCTCAAGCGCTCGGTATGGCCGACATCGGCAATCCGGAATGGGTCGAGAAAGAGTTCGACTACGACAACCAGCCCGGTATCAGCGTTGCCAAGGTTCTTGGCTTCCTGAAGCCCCAATTCACCACGCAATACAGCGGCGGCACCAAGGAAGACCATGGTGTTATCTCCGCTTACGTTGCACAGTAAGGAGATAACACCATGCTGCTTAAAGCCTCCCGCACCGCTCAGTGGCCGTTGGTTTCTGAGTTTACGTTCAACTTTGACGACACGTTCGTTGACATCAACGGTGCAACCAAGTCGTTCGGCGCGGTTTATACCGACGCCATCGTGTGCGCGCCGATCAACCTGCCGGAAGGCGCTGTGATTATCGGCGGCGAGCTGGTTGTCGAGACTGCAGGTGTTGGCCCCACGGCTTACACCGTCGCACTCGGTGACTCTGGTTCCGCAACCCGGTATCTCTCGGCCACTTCGCTGTTGTCGGCTGCACGTACCGCGTTGACGCTGACCGGCTACCGTGCCTCGGAAAACCTGCGACTGACCATTGCCTCCACCGTGGCGAATGCTACGGCGGGCAAGGCCACCGTGCGTGTGACGTTCACGCTGCCGAATCGGGCCAACGAAATTATCCCCAACTAACCTCCCTCCTGGTGGTTCCCGACCCGAAAGGGTCGGGTTTTTTACACCAGCGAGCTTCAACCACAGGAGAGTCGTAATGCCTAATTACGTTTTGAGTACACGCAGTTACCTACTGGCAACCACGAACGGTGTTATCAGTTTCGTCAAGGGTGAACCCACGTGGGTTCCTCCGCACATGGAGAAAGACGCGGTTCACATCGGCGCTGAATGCGTTGACGGTGAAGGCGCACAACTGCTCGATGCCGAGGAGCGCCTGCCGGATATTCCACAAGGTGGTGATCGTGAGCAGCAGCTTTTTATTGCGTTCGACCTGCTGGTTGATCGCAACGAGTCGAGCGATTTCACTGCGCAAGGTGTACCCACCGTCAAGTCCGTCGAGAAGATCGTTGGCTTCGACGTTGACCGCTCCGAGATTCAGGAGCAGTGGCCGCTCTACAAGCAAAAGGGCGCGTGATGAACAGCTCCGAACTCAACGAAGCTTTTCGCTCCGGACTGGGTTCGGAGAAATCACTGCTGTTTTCCGAGCGCGACGTGTGGCGGTTTGCTAACGAGGCATACCGCTCATACGCCCGCTTGATTGGCGGCATCCCAGATTTCACGTCCACTGCTTGCCAGGTCGCCCAGGTGGCCGGTCAGGCGATCAGTGCGCTTGACCCCTCCATTCTCCGCATCACCACGATGACTCGCCGCAGCGACTACGGCAACGTCGAGGTGATCAACTACACCGACGTGTCGAAGCTGCGTCAGTCTGACTACGGGAAGTCGCGGCCAATCGTCATGGACAACCGGCAGGGCGAAGTGCGCTACGGCGTCATCGGTATGGAGAAGAACAAGATTCGCTGGATCAACGTGCCTGCTGTGGACGACGTAGTGGACCTCGGTGTTTACCGCCTGCCCAAGACGATCATCAGCAAGCCTGGGCAAGACCTCGACGAAATCGAGGAGCAGCACCACCTCGCGCTGTTGTCCCGCATGTATGCCTTGGCCTCTGCGTCACCGCTCATCAGTGACATCAACGCCGCCGCGCTCCACGACTCATCGTTCGCAGCGTACTGCGCAAAGGTTCGAGGGGAAATTTCTCGGTACAAGGCGAAGGGCGCAAGGACCGTAACCTACGGAGGTTTGTAATGCTTTGGAGCGCTTTTCATGGGTTGATCGCACCAGAGGTGCCGAACTGCCCGCAGCCTGTAATCGACGCCCAGCTGCTCCGTACGGCGATTGAGTTCTGCACCACGACGAAGGTCTGGGTGGCAGAGCTTGAGCCGTTTTCGACCGAGCTGGCGACGGGCACCTACGACCTTGCTTCACCTGAACAAGATTCCCTCGTGTGCAACATTTCCCAGTTGTGGCTGAACGGCGAACTGCTTGACTTCATCCCGCTGGGGCAAATGAGCCGGTATGCGACGCACTGGCCTACTGACGTGGGCGCAGCGGAAGGGTATACGCAGATCAACCCCACTTCGGTGACGATCTACAAGATTCCCACTACGGTGTCCGAAGTGAAGCTGCTCGGTGTACTTCGTCCAACGATTACCGCCGCTGGGGTGCCTGACTGGATTGGCGAAAAGTATTTCGACGAGCTGGTGGCGGGCACCAAGGCTCGCCTCATGGCGATGGTTAACGTGCCCTGGACGAACCAGCAGGGTTCGACGCTTTACGCGGGAATTTACAAGGGTGATTCGCTGGCCGTGGCGCAAGAGCGTGCCAAGACGCGCTCCAACGTATTCCTTTCGGCACCGGCTGGAGGTGGCGCATGACGATCCTCGTAGATGACGTGCTGAACAAGAGCGGCATCACCTCTACCGACAAAAACTCGGTGAAGTGGCCTGTCGCTGAGCGGCTGGTGTGGCTCAACGAAGGCGCTCGGTCGCTGTGTACTCAGCGCAAGGACGCGTATGTGAAGCGCACGGCAGTGACCCTGGTTGCCGGTGCGAAGCAGACACTTCCAGATGATGCCATTTCACTGCTCGATGTCCGCACGGCAAGCGGGTCGGTGCGCGTTTGCGACAAGGCCGCGTTGGATGCGTTTGACAAGGTCTGGCAGAACCGCACAACGGGCAGCGTCATCAACTACATGGTCTCGCCCGGTGAATACCCTGTTTTCTGGGTCTGCCGTGGCGGTGTTGGTGGATCAAACGATGTCGAGCTGGTATGCCAGTCATACCCGACAACACCTGTAGTGGGTGGCACATTGCCCATCCAGTCGAAGTATGAAGCGAATCTAGTCAACTACATGCTCTATCGAATGTACAGCAAGCTTGCTGAAACTGGGGCATCTGAAAAAGCGGTCGCATATCTTCAACTGTTTTCTGCATAGGGGTGAGTATGTCCACTGCGACCTACGATTTTGAAATAG